ATAGATAGTGAAAGCTTTTTGTTTTCTAAATTAAATGAATACAAAGATGATTTTTCTTCTCTCATATCCCGTCGTCAATATAATGATCGCAGGAAGCTCACTATCGGCTTATGTAATCAGGTGCGTGAAAGAATTGCATCAAAAGTTGATGGTGGAGAAGCTATTTTCTGTATTGATTCTATGCCAATTGAAGTCTGTCGTCCCATAAGGTCAAAACGTTGTAAAATGGGAAAGAATAATTATGATAAAGCTCCCAATTATGGCTATTGTGCTTCACAGGGTAAACATTATTACGGATATAAATTACATTCTCTCTGTGGGTTGAGCGGTGTCATACACTCTTTTGACCTGACAAAGGCGAGTGTTCACGACATTCATTATTTGAAAGACGTAAAGTGTAACTTTCAGAATTGCACCATCATCGGTGATCGTGGATATATTGGAGCAGCCATACAACTTGATTTATTTGAAAAAGCTAATATCAAGTTGGAAGTTCCATATCGGTCGAATCAAAAAGATTGGAAACCTGTATTTAGTCCATTTGCTAAAGCAAGGAAAAGGGTTGAAACGCTTTTTGCACAATTATGCGATCAATTTATGATAATCAGAAATTACGCAAAACAAACAGAAGGATTGTTTACCAGAATTACGGGGAAAATTAGTGCACTTACAATCCTTCAATATATAAACAAGATTAATAACAAACCCATTGGACAAATTAAATATGCACTAATTTAATTCCGCCAACGGGTTAATATAAATATTTAATAAAGTGTTATGATTGATAATAATAGTCTTTGGCAAGTAATTAAAAGTTACTTTAATTCTCTACCTAACAAGGAGGATGAAGAATTTACAAAACAACAAATAAATGACAGTATTTCATTTAGAGGTTCAACACTATGGATTCTGATTTTTGCAATATTTATAGCGTCTCTAGGTCTTAATGTAAATTCTACTGCTGTTATTATTGGTGCCATGCTGATTTCGCCACTTATGGGACCTATTACAGGTATGGGGCTAGCTGTAGGTATAGGCGACTTGGATTTACTCCGTAGATCGTTTAAGAATTATGTTGTCATGGTGTTGATTAGTGTGATTACGGCAACCATATATTTTATGATTACTCCTTTGAAAGATGCACAATCAGAGTTGTTGGCACGCACATCACCCACTCTTTACGACGTCATGATTGCATTATTTGGCGGTGCTGCCGGAATAATGGCATTAGCAACAAAAGGAAAAGGCAATGTGTTGCCTGGCGTAGCTATAGCGACAGCATTAATGCCACCACTTTGCACTGCGGGTTACGGTTTAGGTACAGGAAACTTACAGTATTTTTTGGGTGCCTTCTATCTCTTCTTTATCAATACTGTGTTCATCTGTTTTGCGACTATTTTAGGAGTCAAGATGTTTCGTTTCAAGAGAAAGAAAATTGAAAACATCACAAAACTGAAGAAAGTAAACCATTATATTACAATAATAGTTGTTTTGACAATTATTCCTGCCGCATTCTTTACAATAGAAATTACGAGAAAGAGTTTTATAAATAATTCCCTACGCAACTTTGTGAAAAATGAATTTCATTTCAAAGGAACGCAGATTATTCAGCAAAATATTAACCCTGGTGATAGCACAATTCAACTTCTGGCAGTGGGAAGAGTTATACCTGATAGTGCCATCAAAGCAGCTGAGAAAGCATTGACCAGTTATGATCTGGATAAATACAAACTTAAAATAATCCAAGGTTCTCTGTCTGATAGTGTACTGCTTGCAACCCAAAAAGATTTAGAAGGTTCGTTTGCCGCATCAAACTATAAACAACAGTTTGTGGAGCAAAGTTCACAAATCCATGCCCTAGAAGAGCAGTTGGGGAAATATACTTATTATGAAAATATTAGTAGTCAGATAAGCAAAGAAATTGTAAGCTTATATCCTTCTGTACAAAGTATCAGCTTGACAAAAATTGCAGAAAACCAAACAGATACAATCAAGGTGAAACATTATGTGTTAGCTCTTATTAAAAGTAAAGGGCGCATAAGTACTATTGATTCAGAACGCTTGGAGAGATGGTTAAAATCACGTACTAAAGCTGATAGTTTGCGATTAATAGTCAATCCATAATATAAATTAATAAATAGTATGCCTTAGCGTATACGTTGAAACAGATCAATCTTTGAAAAAAATGAAAGAGACTTACTATAATAAGATAAATAAAAAACTAGTTCTCCCAACCCAGCAATTTATAAGACAAGAGAAGTCTGGTGGTATTGTGCTAGCTATAACTGTTATTGTAGCTTTAGCATTAGCAAACTCTCCTTGGAGAGACATGTATTTTCATTTTTTTGAGCACCATTTCGGTTTCATCGTAGACGGTAAGACATATTTTAACTTCACAATAGAACATTGGATCAATGACGGATTGATGTCTATGTTTTTCTTTGTTGTAGGATTGGAACTGAAGAGTGAGTTTATTGGTGGAGAACTGCGAGAGATGAAAAAGGTTGTATTACCTATCGGGGCAGCGGTAATGGGTATGATTGTGCCTGCAGCCATATACCTCATATTCAACCTAGGCTCTGACACAACCAATGGTTGGGGAATTCCTATGGCTACAGATATTGCTTTTGCTCTTGCCATCATCCATGTATTAGGAAAGAGTGTTCCAATATCGGCAAAAATCTTTCTCACTACCTTGGCAATCGTAGATGACCTTGGTTCGGTACTTGTAATTGCATTTTTTTACACCTCTCAAATCTCCATGTTAAATATAAGTATAGGATTTACATTTCTACTGTTAATGTTTATTGGCAATAAGATGGGCATCAAGAACGTTTTATTTTATGGAATATTAGGCATTTGTGGTGTATGGGCAGCCTTCCTTATGTCAGGTATACATGCAACAATAGCTGCCGTCTTAGCAGCGTTTATGATTCCTGCTGATTCAAAAATTCCCGAATTAACTTTTATTGCACGTATGCGTAGACAGCTTAATCGTTTTGAAAAAGCAGAAAGTAACGATGTCCGTACCCTTGAACATGAACAGGTAGAGATTATTTCACAAGTTAAAGCAGAAACAGTAAATGCCATTCCTCCACTCCAACGCCTTGAACATGGAATGCACCCTTTAGTTTCTTTTATTGTTATGCCGATTTTCGCTTTAGCAAATGCTGGTGTGGCATTTATAGACATGGACTTATCTACAATATTTTCTAACAACATAGCTATTGGAGTTTGCCTAGGATTGTTATTAGGTAAGCCTATAGGTATTATGTTGTCTGTTTGGATTCTCACCACTTTAGGATTAGGCAAACGTGCAAAGTCAATGACATGGCAACGTATATTGGGGTTAGGTTTCCTTGCATCAATAGGTTTTACAATGTCGATGTTTGTCACTTCGCTTGCCTTTGACGATCCTTACTTTCATGTACAAGCGAAGATGGGGATCTTCGCAGCATCAATAATTGGAGGATTTATTGGGTACAGATTACTAAAAAAGTAGTATGTATACCCGTTGGCGGAATTAAAAAGATAAAAGAATGATGTATAAAAAGTTGTACATATTGTTGATAATTAGTATATTAGTAGTGACCAAACTTTTAATATACATTCAACATATGCACAACTTACCTACAATATTCGCTAAATATCTTGAGATATGCAAGCACTTTTCTAATGATTTGGTAAATGAGGCTGGAAATATAACACGTAGAGGTGTTGTCCCTAAATTCTCAGACCTACAAGTAATAGCGCTTAGCCTTACTGCAGAAACTTTAAGTATTGACAGTGAGAATAATCTTTTCAACCGATTGACCGGATACAAAGCGTGCTTTCCTAATATGATATCAAGACGACAATTTAATGACCGTCGAAAGTTTACAGGAGAACTTTGTGAAACAATCAGGAAACGTATTGCGGATTGCATTGATGGCGGAGAAGAATATTTCTGCATAGACTCAAAACCAATAGAAGTCTGTCGCATAGCCCGAGGAAAACGTTGTAAAATGGGAAAGATGAATTACTCAAAAGCACCGAGTTTTGGCTATTGTGCATCTCAAGGAACATATTACTATGGATATAAATTGCATGCTCTTTGCGGCTTAAATGGGGTTATCCATTCTTATGATCTTACTAAGGCCTGTGTGCATGACATCAACTATCTTCAAGATGTAAAGATGGAATATCATGATTGCAGCATCTTCGGCGATAGAGGTTATATTGGTAAAGAAGTCCAACTGGATTTGTTTGAAACAGCCAACATTAAATTGGAATGTCCATACAGACTGAATCAGAAAGAGTGGAAACCGCTGTTTATTCCATTTGCAAAAGCTCGAAAGAGAATCGAAACGGTATTTTCTCAACTTTCCGATCAATTTATGCTAATAAGAAATTATGCCAAAGAAACAAAAGGATTGTTTGCACGAATTATAGGAAAGATTAGTGCTTTTACAATCCTGCAATATATCAACAAGAGTAACAACAACCCGATTGGAAGAGTTAAGTATGCACTCAGTTAATTCCGCCAACGGGTTAATACTAATCTTAAAACAAAAATGAAGAAAGCACTAACCGTTTTTCTCGCAGTGTTTGCCATAGTGGTAGGCGGCTGCAAAGACTATCAGAATGACATCGACGCGCTCGACAAGCGCGTGACGGCTCTCGAGACATGGCAAAAGAGTGTCAATGCGGACATCACCAGTATCAAAACGGTGGTAAACGCTCTGGAGGAGAAAGACTACGTGACAGGAGTTTCAGCTCTTACCGACGGTACGGGCTACACCATCACGTTCCAAAACAGCGGGACAATAACCATTCATAACGGTGAAGACGGTGCGCAGGGAGAAAAAGGCGATACGCCTAAAATCAGCACCAAACAAGACACGGACGGTAAGTATTACTGGACCTTAGACGGTGAATGGTTGCTCAGTGACGGAGTCAAGATACCCACTTCGGGCAATGACGGAATAACTCCCGTAGTACGTATCAACGAGACATCCGGCGAATGGGAAATCTCTACCGACGGAGGGACGACCTACACCTCTACAGGCGTGAAAGCTCAGGGTACGGACGGAGATTCATTCTTCAAGAGTGTGGACAATACCAATGCCGGTTATGTCACGTTTACGCTTCAGGACGGCACTACGTTGCAAGTGGCTAAATACAAAGCATTCAAGATTGGTGTGGATAGCGATAACGATGCGTGGCTCGTCGATGAAGGAACTTCTATCATTCCGTTGAGCCTCCCTGGTGGTCTTGACTTCAAAGAATCGGACTATACGATGATTACTGCAGAAGTGAAAACCCCTCAGGGCACAAGCATGGATTTACAGGGAAGGGCTGCCACTACTCCGTGGAGCGTGAAGATAATCAAACCTACATTAAAGAACAACGGTCTATTCAGTTATTACTATGCGGCAGTGCAGGTGACGACTCCAACAGGTATAGAAGAAGGCGATTATGCCTATTTGGAAGTGACATTGGTAGGCAATGACGGCAGCAAGCTTACAGCTGCAAGAGGATTGCAAGTTGCCGGTCCGTTTGCGGACAAAGCATTTCGCAAATATATTATCACTAACGTAACCGGACTGACGGCAGAAGACGGCGTCACTGCCCTTACAACAGACAGCAAAACGATACCCCTGACAGTTGTCAATATAAAGACTTTGGCGGCGTTTACAGGTGGCATTAAACTATATTTCGAAAACATCAGTTCCGTAAGAGGTATAGAATATATGACGGGGATAACAAAACTAAACCTCAATGGCAATGAAATCACAAGTTTGGATGTGTCAAACAATACAAAGTTGACGGACTTGGATTGTAGTTTCAATAAGATTACGAGTTTGGATGTGTCGAACAACACAAAGTTGACGGACTTGAATTGTTCTTACAATAAACTCACGAGCTTGAATGTATCTAAGAATACACTGTTGGGGGAGCTTTCTTGTGAGACCAATAAGATTACAAGTTTGGATGTATCACACAATACACAGTTGACATTTTTAAATTGCGTAAATAATCGGCTTACGAGCTTGGATGTATCAAAGAATGCACAGTTAGCAAAACTGTATTGCGGTAAAAATGAGCTTACGAACTTAGATGTGTCACACAATACACAGCTGACCCTCTTGTATTGCGCTAACAATGAGCTTACGAACTTGGATGTGTCACACAATACACAGCTGACCACCTTGTATTGCGATAACAATGAACTTACGAACTTGGATATGTCACACAATACACAGCTGACCACCTTTTATTGTGGTAACAATCGGCTTACGAACTTGGATGTGTCACACAATGCACAGCTGACCCTCTTGGAGTGTGGTAACAATCGGCTTACGAGCTTGGATATGTTACACAATACACAGCTGACAAACTTATATTGCAATAAAAATCGGCTTACAAGTTTGGATGTATCAAAGAATACACAGATGGCAGTTTTAGATTGTTATATCAATCAACTTAGCAGTCTTGATATATCAGCATTAACAAAAATCAAACAATGGCAAGTAGGTAAACAGACCGATGCGACAGGCAAGAATATGACAATAAAACTCACCTTGAAAGAAGCACAGAAAAGCGCCAGAGTAAATGATGATGATAATTTTAATGAGAACGTAGAATATGTGGTTGTAGAATAGACATTGACTGCTGGCCGTTGGCTTTTAAACGTTACTATGCAAGCAGATGACAGACATCTCGATGCATGAATAGTTCAAAAGCCAGCGGTCAAAAGCAACATTAATAATAAAATAATATGAAAAAAGCACTAATCGCTTTGCTCGCAGTGTTTGCCATAGTGGCAGGCGGCTGCAAAGACTATCAGAATGACATCGACGCGCTCGACAAGCGTGTGACGGCTCTCGAGACATGGCAAAAGAGTGTCAATGCGGACATCACCAGTATCAAAACGGTGGTAAACGCTCTGGAGGAGAAAGACTACGTGACAGGAGTTTCAGCTCTTAC